CCAGTTGCCAGCGGTATCGAAGCCATCGGCTAGCTCAAGAATGTCCGAGCCGTTAGTCGGCATGTGTACTGCTTCAATTGTAAACGTGCCTTCTTCAGTTGGCGTTATGCGCTCAATCTGATAAGTACGAACCTGTGTGCTGGGCAGCTTAACGGTGAACACAATCCCTGTAGGTGTTGCGGCCTTGCCGTTATTGCTGACAGCCAGCGTAGTGTCAGCAGGTGTTGTATCGGAATCACCGTTCCAAGCAATCACGGTATAAGCACCATCGGCTAATGATTTTGTACTGACTAATGCACCCTCAGGCGTTACAACGCCATTATTGAACTCATCGTATTCAGTAGCGTCCATGCCTACCTTGATGTAATCGCCCGGTGCCATTGCCATCAAAACGCCTTCATGCGTTGTTGTGAACGAAACAGTATGAGTTGGAATGCGCCTCATCCTGACGACAAATTTGGCTGCATCAATGGCATGTTGCCTGCTGGTGCAGTAGTCAGACATATCAATGGTTTCTAGAGATACTGTCTCGCTCGCTGATGATTCACGCACCAACACTTCGCGAACAGTCGGGAACATCCCTGGGTTATCCAGGTTTGTGCTGGCACGCTCCTCGCGATAGCGAACCGAAATCTGGATCGGGTCGCGTTCTTCAGGATCAAAATACTGAAGCTTAAAGCTATTTTCGACAATATTACCTGCACTGAAAAGACCCGTAATAGCAACAGCATCGAACTGCAGGGCTGGACGCAGGAAGAACTTGCCGTCAGACTCGCCAAATATCAACAGATGCGTTGCAGCAACATCAGCGCACCATTGACGGATGTTGATCTTGTCAGCTATCACGCCATCAAAGAAATATTTGCGTGAGTAACACCAATTGGCTGCAGCTGTGAACTCAGTAAAGTTCACCATATCGTCAGTAATTAAATCGCCTCTCCCATAGGTGCTGTTGGTCATTAAGTCCAACACAATGTCAGGAAGTAAATGCGTTGCTCCAACGGCCAAGCTGCTCCGCAGTTGACGGCAGGTTTTGCCGCCTGTCACATAGCAACTAAATTGGCTGAATTGTTGCCATTCCACTGAGGAATTGATGTTGACGCCTATAAGCGCGAGGTTGTCGTAATTTGCTTGAGTAGAGTTCGGGACTATTTCGTTAATGTAAACAATTTCATGTTCTGGCCCTGTCTCGGCAGAAGACGAAATTTCTTCATACACAAAACTTTCAGCCAATTTGCCCCAAGTGTCTATTAACGAAGTATCGCCGTTGCTGAAATTTGCATCTGTTTGTGGGTAGTTCAATTGCCCTTCAGCAGCTGGTCTGCGGCCAATACTGATCGCAAATGTGTCTGCGCTTTTTGTAATTTCTACGCCTGTAAATAGCACGCTAATCCCGCCTGTTTCCGAAACCAGTTGAGTGGTTCCAAATATGTAACTTGCGTCTAAGACATATAGATTACCTGTTACATGATTGCGAACTTCGTATCCCGTAAGCGGTTCAATCTGAAACTCCCATTGCTTTACACTGGGCATGTCAAGCTGAATGTAATTAAATATTTGTTGTGACGTTGCGCCCCGAATCCCGTATGCGTTATTTAGACGGGTAAACGCTCCAGAAGTTCCGGCAACTCGATAACTTATGTAGAAAAAACTATACCGTTCAACAGTTGTTGAGACAAGGTTTGAAGTATGTATGTCAGTGTATAAAACCGTGCCTTCGTTTAGAATATTTCCTTTGTAATCCAAACACGCACGGTTATCGCATTCACTGTAACCTTTGGTAGTGTCAAAATTAGTTAGCCCGTCAATGCGTGTGCCTAAGGTAGATCTGATGCCAAACTCAACTGTTTTGCACGGCCTTGTTGTTGATACGCTTGCAATAGCGCAACGCATGATATGGCCATCAGTTGTTGCGACATTACGAGGCTCAGGACTACTACCGGCAAAAAGCTGGTCAAGCCATGTGTCGCCGGCTTTTTCTATTTGTGATTGACTATTTGTGGTAACGACTCCGGTACGAACTGTTTTGAATGTTGCCTCAACAGTTAGTGTCGATCCGTCAACTTCAGAGTGAAATGGCCCATTAGTTCTGTTAGTGCAAACTGCTAGTCCAGTGCCAATCTTATACAACTCTCCTACGACAATAGAGTTGTCCCAGCTTTGTTGACGGCCCGCGACTACAGATGCAATGTCTTTGCATTTCTCGACGTATGCGTCTTTAATAGAAAACCAACTTACAAAAGTAAATGAGTTGCTAGTTGTCCCGGGGCCCTGCCACCTCGTAGTATTGCGGTCAAATTTAAACTTTGGGTATTGTTGAGTTGTCGTAACGTCAAGTTCTGAAAATGTAACAGAACCGCTGCTTAGTGACGCACTGGTAAGAACAGTTGTCCCGTCAATATCCGCCGTGCCTGTAGAAAGAGAAGGTGACGAATACGATGGGCTTGTCAGCCCAATTTCTTGCTGAGTGTCGTCTTCTACAAGGATTTTGTGAAACTGGACTACTTTTATATCATCTTGAGGATCGTCAGCGGTAAGATCGTTTTTAAGTCTAAGTTTAAACTTGCTTGCCTTGAGCAATTCAAGCTCTGTGTCAACTGCGTTGTTGTTACTAATGCTGTCTAGGCCGCTGCTGTCAAAAGAAATATTCACGGCAATATATGCCTTGTTTGATCCCGCTACGTTTGTGGTGTCAATTACGGTAGTTCCTCCCCACGTAACGGTAACGCTATTGCCTACAACTACTGTTGTAATACTTACGCTCAGCCTGTTAAGAAGGCTATTGGCTAAATTCTCAATATTGCTGCTCTTGTACCGAGAAACGGCTTTTAAACTGGAGCCCGATCCTGTGTCAAACTGCTTTACATAACCCGCTGGAGTTTCTGGGGTAATTAGCTCTTTTTCGATTACCCATGAACCTATATTCGTAAGATCTTCGATATCGCGGCTAAAGGTAGTGTCCTTGTCACTTGAAGAAAAAAGCTTATAAGTGGTCGTGCCACCGATAGACCCCAGCCCTGAAGACGTGATCCCGCTGCGCGATCCATAAAATGCTTGAGCCTTTTTGCGGCTTGCATATTTCGCCTCATCTAATACGCATTTAACTTCAGTCTTTCCCTCGTCGCCTTCAGGTAGTAGCTGTGCCCGTACCTGCGGTTCAAACGTCGGATTAGGACGCATCCCAAAATCGTTGCCGCAAAAAGCATACACACCAAATGTTGTTTGGTTAGCAGGCTTTTGAGTCGCGCAAAAATGCTGAGTTACACTATTTCCGACACGAACGCCAAACACTTCTGAACCGGCTAAGTTGCTGCTATTTCCTACATCTTCGCTCGCACTGCGACCGTAGATGTGATCCCCTGGTGCAATACGTGTTGTAAGACCACTTGCGTATCTTGCATATACTGCCATCCTCGAACCAATCTGGTTAGCAGTTGCATTACCAAAGTCGTAGCTAGTTAAAGTGTTGCCACCAGACGCAAAGTTACTAGGCTTAATTGTGGCTATTGGCCCCTCACCAACCAGAAAGATTGCCCGGAGCATCTGCGATCCGCCAAGGCTGTAAATCTGCGACCAGAGCAGCTGCGTATTAACTCGAACGCCACCATACTCAATGGAGGCAATCGTTTCTTTGTTTGTATAAACAAGCGGAACAATTGATCCTAAAGTTGAAATCTCTTGCGTTGAATTGAAACCGTATCTTGGTGCAAAGCGTTGGTTTTGTGTTGTTGTTTGGCCGCCGCTACTTGTTGCCCTTAGTTCAGGTGGTCTGCCCGGTTCGTCAAATGAGGGCTTCGGTCTTAGCAGCGTCGAAACAACAGTCAGGCCGACGCCAATCACTAAATTAATGATTGCAATCGCTAAAGCAGCATCAATAGTCCCCGCCACTACGGCAGGTTCAGGAGCTTCTGCGCTGCGCTTTCGTACCTCAGCCTTAAACCAGGAATACTCCTCATCCGTTAGCCCCAGCATTGAGGCAAGATACTTATCAGATGGAAGTAGGCTGCTCATTTCACAAATCGACGATACTGGGATTCTCGCATGGCTCGTGGTGGTAACCAGCACACGCCACGCTTGTGATGGACAACTAAAACCCCGTTCTCTACTACGATACCGACGCCAAGACCGTTTGCGCCATTTTCAAACATGCAAACTGCATACTCTTCCATTTCTGGCAATACCTCTGTTGCTGCGTTCCATAGCGCCTGCAATTCTTCCCATTCACCAGCAGTTGCTAGTTCCATCCACTTGTAATCGAATGGCGGGTGATAAACACCAACAGAATCCAATATCGCCCAGACCATGACCACACAATCAGCGCCCCGACCGTGCTTCGGATGCTCCCCGAATACGTGAGGCAGGCCCACCCAAGGCTTCCAATCAATCATCAGCTGACCACCAACGAACCAGATGTTGGCAACGCACCAACGATTTTTGTGTTCAAGACACGCCTTGGAACGTCAGATGCAACAGCATCCAGCGGTGACGTTAGTTTTAGCATCACTTTCTCTGTATCCATGTCGTAACTAGCGACGCGCCAAAGCTCAGATCGAATCAGTGCAACATCACTGAAGTCCGTAACATCGAGACTGACAGTTTTTAAATCCAGTAACCAGCGGCTTTGAACAGCTTCAGCAAAAATGTTCACGCTGATTTCGTTTGTCGCAGCGCCTAGCACTGCTTCGGATCGGTCGCCGCCCTTACTGCCTGCACCAGTCGAAACAGCAAAGGGCAGAAAACTATACGTGACTCCGCTATACACCCTCG